ACATCAAATCACTAAAGCAACTTACGGAGCGTAAGAGTTATGAGTCTTGAATCCACTATCGCGGACCTGGTGACGAAAACCACCAGCTTGTTGGACTACTTCGGCACCAAAAAAGCCGGCATTGACGCCGCTGTGGCGGCGGCCATCGCGGCCATCCCCTCGGGTGATAAGACCTACTACGTCAATCAGCTGACCGGTGCGGACACCAATGACGGCTCGGCTGGGGCGCCGCTGAAGACGATCGACAAAGCGCTGTCGAATACCCCGGTCGGCGGCCTGTGCACTGCGTTTCTGCAGGCCGACTATGTAATGACTGACAGCATTACCGTCCGCGGGCGCGTCCTGTTTGTGTCGAGCGATACCAGCGGCGTTCTGCGTAAGCTCACGTCGGGTTATGCGCTGTCGCCGAGCGGTCTGAGCAACATGCTGCACGGCATCTATGGCTTTGGTGGTCCGAGCATTCTGCTGCGCGATATCGAGGTGGTTTTACCCTCGGCTACGGGTTTGAACCCGGCACCGGCGGGCAATAACAACTGTTTCTTCCGCACCCTGGACATTGGTGCGTCACCGATTCTCCCGATCAAGCTATCCAGCTGTAAGGTCACTGACTCCGCTGGGGCGACGGCTTGCCTGGCTACTGCCGCGTACACCGCTGTCACGCTGGAGGTGTACCAGACCACGTTCCCGTCTGGCATGGCTGGCCGCTACTTCATCGGCGTGACGGCGGGCGCTAACGCCAACACGCTGGCCAACGTCATGACCAACCTTTCGACCCTTTAAGGAGCCCCTATGCAAACCACTAATCTCAACGTCACGTTCAACGGCGAGCTGTTCGCGGGCTACGACTACAAGCTGTTGCCGCTGGAGGCTGCGCGTATCGCGGCCGCCCAGCAGATCGACCAAGCCGCTGACTCGGCCCGTCGCACCGTGCTGGGTGACTCGCTGCGCGCCGTGGAGTATCAGAAAGCTGCTGCTGAGGCCCGGGCCTTTGCCGCTGACGGTTACGTCGGCGTCATGCCGCCCTCAGTACAGGCCTGGGCCGACGCGGCCGAACTGCAGCCGCAAGCGGCGGCCGACAGCATCATTGTCGAGGCCGACGCCTGGCAGGCGGCGCTGTATGCCATCCGCGCCGCTCGCTTGAAGGGCAAGCAGCGGGTGCTCAAGGCCGACAGTCACGACGCTGCCGAGGCGCTGGCTGACACCGCTATTGCGGACATCCGCGCGAGCATTGCCGGGGTCGGCAACGCCGCCTAATCAACCCCTGTCACCCGCACCCCGATGCCGCTAAGCGGCTTTTTTTGTGCCTGGAGAAAATGCTTTGAATCGAACCAACATCGAGCACGCGCTGTGCGCTGTGCTGATCATGGCCGTGCTGTGGGCGGCCTTTTTCCTGCTGGGCGTGTCCAGTGGCCAATGGGTCGGCGCGGCTGCCGGCGTCGCCTTCTTTGCCGGTCGGGAGTTCACCCAGGCCCAGCGCGGCATCGCCAAGGCGCAAGGTGTGACGCTGACCGAGCTGCCCTGGTACAGCGCCCTGGACATTCGAATGTGGTCGCGAGACGGCCGGCTCGATCTGCTGTTCCCGGTGGTGTCCTGCCTGGCGCTGGCCTGCCTGGTGCCGCTGTTGCTCTGACCGGGCCCGCAACAACCCCGCCAGTCGCCCCGCCTAGCCGGGGCGTTTTCGTTTTCATATGGCCGCGCCTGTCGCGGCCTTGTGCTTTCTGGAGTTTCAAATGGCCGCATCTGGTTTCTTTCACGGCGTTACCGTAACGAACGTCGACACCGGCGCGCGCAACATCGCGCTGCCTTCCTCTTCGATCATTGGCTTGGTCGACACCTTCACCGAGGGTGCGAACGCCACGGCCAAGGCCGGCGACTTGGTGCTGATCACCAACGAGCGCGAGGCGATTGCCGCCTTCGGCCTTGATTCGGCCATCACCAAGTCTTGCCAGGCGATTTTCACCCGCGCCAAGGCGGTGATCGTCGCCAGCGGCGTGGCCAAGGCCGTCGACGCGGCCGCACAGACGTCCTCGATCATTGGCGGCGTCCAGGTCGGTGGCAAGCGTACCGGCCTGCAGGCGCTGCTTGATGGCAAGAGCCGGTTTAACGCTCAGCCGCGGCTGATCATCGCGCCCAAGCACAGCGCTACCCAGGCGGTGGCCACCGCCATCGACGCGCTGGCCGGCAAGCTGCGCGCGATCGGCATCATTGACGGGCCCGGCACCACCGACGAAGCGGCCACCACCTACGCCGGCCTCTTTGGCTCCAAGCGCTTGTATATGGTCGACCCGGGTGTGCAGGTATGGGACACCCTGACCAGCAAGACCGTGGATGCGCCGGCGTCGGCCTGGGCGGCGGGGATGTTCGCCTACACCGACAGTGAATACGGCTTTTGGGCCTCGCCGTCGAACAAGGAGTTCGTTGGCATCACCGGCACCACGCGCGCTATCGAGTACCTGGACGGCGACGAGAGCTGCCGGGCCAACCTGCTCAACAACGCCAAGATCGCGACCATCATTCGCGATGACGGTTTTCGCCTGTGGGGCAACCGCACCCTGTCGAGCGATTCAAAGTGGTCGTTTGTAACCCGCGTGCGCACCATGGATATCGTCATGGACGCCATCCTCTACGGCCACAAGTGGGCTGTCGACCGAGCGATTACTTCGACCTATATCCGCGACGTCACCGAAGGTCTGCAGGCCTTTATGCGCGACCTGAAAGCGCAGGGCGCAATCATCAACTTTGAGGTCTATGCCGACCCCGCGCTCAACACGGCCAGCCAACTGGAGCAGGGCAAGGTGTATTGGAACATTCGCTTTACCGACGTTCCGCCTGCAGAGAACCCGAATTTCCGTATCGAAGTCACCAACCAATGGCTGACCGAAGTCCTCGATCAAGTCGCCTAAGGAGCGCTTAACCCATGGCAATGATTCCCGAAACACTGGCAAACCTTAACTTGTTCGTCGACGGCATGAGCTTTCAAGGCGACGTGCCCAGCCTGACCCTGCCCAAGCTCACGCTGAAAACCGAAGAACACCGCGCGGGTGGCATGGATATGCCGATCGAGCTGGATATGGGCATGGAAAAAATGGAGTCCAACTTCGTCACCACCGGCGTGCGCAAGGAGTCGTTGAAGTTCTTCGGCCTGGCCGACGGTAACGCCTTTAACGGCACGTTCCGAGGCTCTTTCAAGGGCCAGAAGGGCGAGACCAAGGCGGTCGTGGTCACCCAGCGCGGCACCTTGAAAGAGGTCGACATGGGCGATTGGAAACCCGGCGACAAGGCTGAAATCAAGCACGCCATTGCCGTGACGTATTACAAGCTGGAAGTCGGCGGTGAGCTGATCTACGAGATCGACCCGGCGGGTATGAAACGCGTGATTAACGGCGTCGACCAACTCGCCGGCCAGCGTCGCGACCTCGGCCTGTAACCCCCAACCCTTTCGCACACCTTTTCGCATCAAGGACACCCTGTCATGAGCAAGCCACTGCCGAAGTACATCAAGCTGGAAGCGGATCGCGTGACCGTCACCCTGACCAAACCGACCGAGCTGAACGGTGTCACCCAGGATCAAATCACCCTGCGCGCGCCGACCGTGCGCGATATCCGCAACTCGTCGAAGGTCGCCAATGGCGATGAGGAAGAGCGCGAACTGAACCTGTTCGCCTCGCTGGCTGAGGTTGGCGTGAAGGATCTGGACGGCCTGGCTTACAAGGACTATGCCCGCCTGCAGAGTGGTTATTTTCGCTTGGTGCAAGACGACGAACTTTGATCCTGTCACGCAAAAACGTGCGGCCAAGCGGCTGGCGGCCGAGCTGAATTTCTCGGCCGCTGAAATCTTGACCATGTCCTATGCGGATATGGTCTGGTGGCTCACGGATTGAGCCTGCAAGGGGGGTAGCGATGGCAAGCAGGTTAGCGTTATCGCTGGTGATCGGGGGCGCTGTCGCTTCATCGGTCGGCGCCGCGTTTAAGACGGTTGAAAGCGGCATTCAGAAGCTGGAGGCCAAAGGCAACAAGGCCAAGGTGCTGAAAAGCACCATCGGCGAAACCATCAAGCTACGCGAGGAATGGAAACGAGCGCACGACAGCGGGGCCGCCGGTGCCGACAAGCTGTTAAAAAAGCTCGACAGCAACCTGGAGTCCTTGCGCAAGCAGGGCATCGAGGTTGGCCGTCTCAGTCGCGAATATCAGTGGCTGGGGCAGCAGGCCAAGGCCGCCGATCTGCAGCTAAAGGGTCACCAGCAACTGCAGGCCGGCAAGGCCTCGCTCAAGTCGAACATTGGTGCCGCCGCAGTAGGCGTTGGCATGACGTCGATTCCCACCACGATCAGCGCGAACTATCAGGCGATCATTCGTGACATCGCGATCAAGGCGGACATTGCCAACAAGCCGGAGGAGGCCCAGCTCACCCGAACGGTGATCGACACGTCGAAAGACACGGGCATGTCGCGCAATGACGTGGCGGATCTGGTCAATCAGCTGGTCGGCGCCGGCATGGAGCTGGACAAGGCCATGTCCTACGCGCCGACGGCGGCCAAATTCGCCATTGGCCAAGGGGCATCGGGCGTCGACACGGCCAGCATGATTATGGCGCTGCAGCAAAACGCCAAGATCAATGACCCGCGTGTCATGCAGCAGGCCCTGGAGGCGATCGCCTTTCAAGGCCAGGCGGGCAGCTTTGAAGCCAGTGACATGGCCAAATGGTTCCCGCAACTGCTCGCGTCGATGGAGAAAAACGGCAGCACCGGCATGGATGCGGTCACGTCTCTGGGCGCGATGCTGCAAGTGCAGATGAAGACGGCCGGCAGTTCGGACGAGGCAGCCAACAACCTCAAGAACTGGAT